ATATTCACGGTCGTTCTTTCGTCCGGCGAATTGGTTGAGCGACGGCGGGATCCTGTCAATTATGATTTTCAATCAAACACTCCTTTCGGCACATTCACGTTTTTCATCACGGGTTCCATAAACCGCGTGTATTCTGGATGCCATACAAAGTCGATATCGCCCGTCTTGCCGTGTCGGTTCTTCCCGACGATTGCCAGCGTTTGCGTGTCCTCTGGATTTTCGCGGTGCAGCAGAATAACCATGTCGGCGTTCTGCTCTATCTCGCCGCTATCCCGCAAATCCGATACCGCTGGTCTGCGTCCATCTGCCGCTCGATTCAATTGCGACAATACCACGACAGGACACTTGATCTCTTTTGCCATCTGCTTGAGCTGTCGTGTCATCGCGCCCACCGCCTGATTACGGTTCTCGTTTTTGTCCATCTGCATCAACTGCAAGTAGTCGATAAACACGCAATCTAGTTTGCGCTCAAGCTGTTTGATTTTGTACGCCGTAGATACTACTTGACCAACCGAAAGACTTCCACGGTCATCTACAAACAGTTTCCAGTCTTTGATCTTGTCACCAACGTCCATAACACTTTGCATCGCTTTCGTGCTTTGCATCGCCGCGTATTTGTCCACTTGCGCCTCTGAAAGCATCACGCGCTCGGTGATTTCTTCCTTGCTCATTTCGATTGAGAAGAACGGAACAACCAACCCAACCCGCGCCATGTTCGCCGCGATGTTGCAAGCGAATGAAGTTTTACCAATTGCCGGACGCGCCGCGATGATGATTAAATGCCCTTTGCCAAACCCGCCGCAGATGTAGTCAAGCATGTGAAACCCTGTCGATATTCCGCGTGTGTTATCGCCCAACCGATTGATGACAGTCGGCATGATGTCAATTACCGTTTCAACACCCGAAGCACCGATCACATTCACCGCGTCCATTGTGTCCGTTGCTTTTGCGATATAGCCGCTATCTCCCGTTTCCGCTTGCTCAACCGCTTCACGCATACCGCGTTCAAACGTTCTGCGCCGTCTGGAATCGTGCAGGAGTTCGATATAAGCCCGTGTGTTCGCTGTTGTCGGCGTGTATGACATTATGTCGCACAGATACATTGCGCCGCCCACGCGCTCTAAATCGCCCGTTCTTTCAAGTTCTGCTGCAACCGTCGCAAGGTCAATCGGTTTTTCAGCTTTCCAGAGTGAGTTGATCGCAATAAACACCGTTGCGGCTTGCGGCGTGTAGAAGTCGTCCGCTATCAGTTCTCCGCAGACTATCGGAACATAGACTGGATCAATGATCGCCGCGCCGAGTACTGCGTGTTCATGGTTCATCGATACCCCTCCTGTACCTTTCCGTTTTCATCGGTATAGAAATATCGGCGCTTCGGTTCTTCTGGTGCTTTCGCTTTATTAAAACTGTTCCATGTTACGATCTTCTGTTTCCAGTTCAAAACAGGTTTTCCGTTTGCATCTACCCATTTCGGTTCTCCCTCTGTGAAGTGATCGAAGAATGTTTGCGGGTTTACGTTATAACCCTTTTCGGTGATGTACTCTTTGACTTGTTCGATTGTCGGCGGTATAAATTTTACGTTCTTTTTTTTACTTCTAGTAGTATTTACAGTTTCATATTCACTTTCATTTACATATTCAGTGTTTGCTTGATCTTTTGCTATAGGAAAATTTGAAGGAAAATTAGCTGTGTTTTTCGAGATAGAATAACGTGTTTCGCTAGACTTTTTACCGCCTTTACTTCCAGAAATAACCCTAACTTGGCTGATTTTTTCATCTTTTACCATGCGCTTTTGAATCATCCTGTCACCGTCAAGCGTAAGCACTTTGTTGTCAATAAGATCATCAAGTGACCGCTCAATAACATCTGCCGTATATGGCAAAAACACAGCAAGTTGTGTAGCAAAATTAAACGTTGGCTTGACGTTTTGCTTAAACTTTTGGTGTAGCAAAATTACGCCGTATTCTTCTGATTTGTGCATCAAACACATGACGCGAATATAAACGCCAGTGCTTTCTGCGCTACAAAGTATTAGTTTTTCATCGCTCAAAAAGTCGTTTACATAGAGTGGAAAATAAGGCTGATTCCGTAATGCCATTGTTATTCCCCTCTCGCAATTCGTTCTGCTTCTGACTTTTCAATTCTGATTGTGCTACCGATTCGGATAACCTTGATGCGTCCTGCGCTTATCCATCGATAGACAGTCATCTTTGTAACGTGGAACATCTCGGAAAATTCTTTGACCGTCAACATACTAAGCCCCCTTTCGGATTGATATCATTATAATACAAATGTTAATGTTTGTCAATAGAGTAAGCCGCGCCATTTCTAACGCGGCTCTCCGTCCGCTACGCTATTCTCTAGCTAGAAAGGGCAGTCATCCGACGAGATGTTTTCAAACCCACTCGCGTCTACTTCCTCTTTAGGCTCGTCGTGCGCGTCCCGCTTCGGGCTGAGAAATTCCACTTCATCCGCTTGAACGTCAAGTGACATGCGCGTCGTGCCGTCTTTCGCTTCGTAGGTTCGCGCTTGCAACTCACCGCGCACATAGACCTTTCGTCCTTTATCAAGATATCGCCCGCACATTTCGCCAAGTTGCCGCCATGCATTCACGCGGAAAAAGTCCGTTTTCTTCTCTCCGCTTGCGTCTTTGAATTTGCGATCAACCGCGACAGTGAACGAACAAACCGTTACGCCGCTAGTTGTCGATCTCGTCTCTGGCGAAGCTGTTAAATTCCCGATTATCTGAATTGTCTGCATCTAAATAATTCCTTCCAAAGATTTTCATAAAGTCAAGATTTGGATATACCTCTTGAAACTTAAGCTGTCCGGCGCGTTGCAACGAACGATTTGCCGCCTTGCAATGATGTACGCCAAACGGAGGCTCGTTGTGTTCGTCGTGCGTCAGCCAGACGGTCAGCCCGTATTTCTCCGAGTGCTTGCGATTTGAACCGCCGAAGATGTGATGATACTCTAGGCTGTCAGTGCGTCCAGAAAAGATTGATTCGCGCTCGGACTGCATTATGCTTGTGGTTTTCGTCCCCATTGACCCATCATCCTTTCTAGCTCATCCGGCGCAAGCGTTTCTATGCCGAGTTCCTTTGCTTCTTCGATGATCCCGTTGATGAACACGGACATTTCCGCGCTATCGTACTCGGACGAACCAATCCAGAACCGCCAGTATTGCGCGTTCTCCTGTGTGAGCTTCTCGTGCGGATCGGTATATTTCCATGCACGTTTCCACTTATCCGCGTCCGCGTCTTTTATCTTGACCACGCCGCCTTGACCGTATGCCTTAAGCATGTCAAGATACACATCGTCTTTGGTGATGGTTGCTTTCGATGCTGTGAGCGCGTCCGCAATCTTCGTCATTAGAACCCATGCGTAGGCGTTCGCGTCTTGTGAGCGTTTCTTCGTCCACTTCGACAACTCCGCGCCAATGTCAATCCCGCGCCATCTTTCCAAGAATGAGAGGAGCGGTTTTTTCTGATCCGCTCCAATCTCAAACTCTACGCGGCATACGTCTTGCGAGATATTGAACACTCGCCAGTTTCGCGTTCGGAGGTTCATTTTGCGTTCTCCGCGTCGATGCGCTTGATAAGCTCTTTTTTAACAACGACGAGGAAACCGAGATTCATATCCTTGTACTTGACAGCAGTTTTAAAGTTGTCGAGCACAAGTTTTTCAGCAAACGCGGCAACCGCTTTCTCGTCACGTCCTGCCGCTTGCGCAATCTGTAGAATCTCGATCTTTTCACTATCGATTGCATCAGTGATAGCGGTGGAATCTTCTTCCGTGCGTTCGGGCTTGAGTTCTTCCTGCGGCTCGTCTTTCGGTTCGTCGTGCTGTTGCTTACCGCCACGCGGGAACGTGTAGACCACCGCGCCGCTCTTGTCATCGATAATAGAAAGACTGCTGATGCGGGTTCCTTCGTATCCGATGGACTTCACCGAGAACGTTGCAAACGCCGGAATAACGAACTTTCCGTTTTTGTCTTTTTCAGTTTTGACGCTCAAGAAGATAAACGGAGATGTGTACAACTCGCGCCCGATGCCCCAACGGAATCCAGCACGTTTGAACGCGTCGGACGCTTCGCCCTTCTTCTCGTTGCCTTCGCTGTCCTCACGAGATTCGATTCCGCAATCCCACTTCGTCACGTCGTTGATCGTGATGCCGCAGAACAGATTGCCCTTGATCTCTTTGTAGTCGCACGACCAACAGTCCGCGCCTACGGTTTCGTCAAGAAGCTGCATGTCCGTTCGTGCGGTCTTGTAAAGCAATGCGGTTGCACCTTTCTCGCCAACGGTTTTCACGCGCACTTCGATTTCATCCGCGTTGAGTTTGCGAAACTTATCTTCCAACGTTATCGCCTCACTTTATTTGTAGATTGTTGGATTTCAGTAGAGTTGCAGCCGTGATTTCTTCGCCATCTTGGAGCGCTTTCTTGATGGCGGTCTTGTCGAGTTCCGGTTCATTGTAGCGCAGGAGATCCGGTCGCACCGCATTCGCCCAGGTGATAAAATCTGCCTCCGGTATCAGGATTTTCACGGATTCCGATTTTCTCCAAGACAGCTTCACGCGCGGCGCTTCGAACTTCTCGCCATCGCCCAGCATCACCGCGAGATAATCTTTCAAACCATCAGCGCGATTTTCCATTGTCCGTCTGCGCTCTGCGAGTGCTTTTTCTTCCGCTTTGATTGCGGTTGCATCGCTGTCGAGATTTTTGATCCACAGCGCGATGTTTTCCAGTTTGGTTTCACGCTCCATTGAAAGTTGTTCAAACGCTTCAATGTTGGCGATTTCGCCCGTTTCGGGATCAATCAGTTTTTCCAGTTCTTCGTTGATTTCATACAGTTTCATTCTTTCTCTCCTTTCTACACATGCCCCGCCGCGTAGTGCGCTCGGATTTCGTCCAGATCGGTTGTGCCGTTGATCCGTCGCAAGTCTGCATCGAATTTAGTATCACTCTTGTAAAACGGACAGGTCTTATTCGCGCGGCACACTAGCGAGGTTAAAATCCGGCAATCTGTATTGCAACCGTCATTGATGAACGCGAAACAATCAGTTTTTACCATCCTGCACCACTTTCAGCGTCATCGTACCCGCTTCGGAATCAGTCGTGATATACACCTTGTCGCCCGTTTTCCAACCAAGCGCGTCCTGATGCTCTCGCGGGATTCCCAGTAGCATCTGGTTGGATTGTGCCTTACTTCGCGCCTCACGCAGAACGCGGATGCACGTTAATTTGTCACTCATTTTGTCACCACCTTTGTAATAATTGTAGCACGGAAATACGCGCTAGTCAATGTTTTTTTGCTCTTTCAGCCAGTCCGCGAAGTCGCCGTCATCGTCGCGTAGGAACTCGTCTGCGGTCTTGATCGCAAAAGTACCACGGAACATCTTAGTCGCCACAACGGCTTCGCGTAACGCAGAGTAGATTTGCGCCGGAGTTAGCATCTTCGCATACAGCCCATTTATTTTGACCGGGATTTGATTACTCTCTCCATATTCAATCGCATTGTCGAACGTGTGCGCGTCAGTCCAGCACTTCTCGCAGATTCCGTACGTGGTTGTTTCCTCGTCCACTTCCGCGCCGCACAGTGCGCAATCGACATAGATCACACCGACCATCGGCGTACCGTTCGGGCACATGGTCGCGTGTGGGTGCTTATGGCATTCGTCACACATTATTCTTTGACCTCGATCCAAATTGCCATATCTGCAATCTCCTGAAGATGCTTGAACGATTTAATCAGCGGGAATTTCGATTCTTGTTCGCGAATCCGCGTCACGTCACCTAAAATCAAACCGTCTACGAACTCGAAAATCATTCCCGTTCTGTTCGGAACGTCTCCGTAGTGATCTTCCGTGCAAACCACCTTCCCCGTGTAGAACTTCGGCGGTTCGGGAGCGGTGGCGATGTCATCAACAAAAATCCTGTCGAAGCTCTTTCCCGTGATCGGTTTTGCTTCTCGCCCCATCATCCGATCAAACGCGAGTTTCGCTCCCGTGTCGAGGTCGAATGTGTCCGATGGTGCGCACGTTGCCTTTCCGCTCTTGATGACTTCGCGATCATGCCGCAACTCCGCAATCGTTTCTGCGCCAGAACGACGGATAACAATGAACTCGCGGCGGGGTTTTTCGACCAGATCAAGTTCGGATTCGAAGTGACAAAATCCGCGCTTTCCGTTTATAACCCAGAACGGATTCTGGACGTTTTGTCCTTTATCTGCTTCAACATCAAAACATTGACCGTTCGATTTAGTAATTGTTCCGCATACACCTTTTTGCCACGAGATAGACCGCACCTTATCCCCGACCTTGAATTTATCCATTTTGATTCTCCTTTCGATTTTGCAGTATTCCCATTTCTTCCGCTTCGCGCCGGACTGCGGCAGCGTGTTTTGCGTCTTGTTTGGTCATCGACTTGATATACGCGGCGTTGGCGCTCTCCACGATGCCCTCTGACTCGCTGACGCGCTCCTGTAGGTGTTTTAGCACGTTCACAAGGTCTTTGTGCTGTGACGCGAGAGAGCCGCGCGAGAGCGTGTGTACTGTGCCTTTGCGGTCAATCCAGAGTTTGAACATCTTACGCGTCCTCCATGAGCGTTCTTTCAAATTCTTCACGCGGTATCCAATGCGTTATCTCGCCTGAATGCGGATCGTCTTTCTCTGTGATTGCAGTTTTTTTTGCATCTTCTAGCGTCGAATAATCAAACGCATTCCATAATCCGTGAACCGCAGAAAAATGAAGATCGTTTGCCTGTTCGGAAATCGGGAACGACTGAATTACAAAATAGTTTCCAGTCTTTTTG